GCCCACTAGCCGCCTCAGTTGGGGCGTAAGGACAAGTAGATGGCAGCTAGAAAAAAGAAAGAGCCACAGAAGACTAAGCACCCAGGTGTGACGAAGACTTCAGGCGGCAGGCTCAAGAAAGCCGGGGAGACGTTCAGCGGTTTCAACAAGCCCAAGCGTACTTCCGGGGGGTCCAAGAAGTTCGCCGTTCTTGCCAAGGAAGGCGACAAGGTGAAAGTCGTACGGTTCGGAGACCCGAACATGACGATCAAGAAGTCCAACCCCGAACGTCGTAAATCGTTCCGGGCTCGCCACAAGTGTGACGAAAAGAAATCTAAGTTAACCGCTGGCTACTGGTCGTGCAAGAAGTGGTAACCACAAGGAGCAGCAAATGAGAATGCTATATATTGGAATGGCCGCAGCGGCAATGGGTTTCCTAATCGTTGGGTGTGCAGCTAGCATCTCCCCTGTGCCTGGAGTCGAAGTCGGCTTCGATGCACGTCCTGAAGCGGTAGGTGGCAATGTGTCCATCAATCCCCAGGAAGCCGGATGCGAATTCGCTATGGCCACGAGTTGGAATTGGCTTGAGAACAAAATCTGCCCCCAAGAGCCGACACTAAGTGAGACGCCCTAAATCAGAGATAATGTACTGTAGGGGGGAGTCGCATCTATAATCCTATTTATGATATACGGAGTGATTCCAAATGTCGATACGACCTGCAAGCTACGACCCCAACATCCCTTACGAGTTCAAAGGCAAATATAAGAGCCCCTACGAACTAGACTTCCAGAACCCAGATTACGGCCGCATCTTCGCAGAGCGGTCCGCACGTCTCGCGCAGATCCGCAAAGACAATTCCTGGAATGTCGTGAAGCGCTATTACGCGGATGGAAACGTATGTGCTTTCGTCGAGGATTGGCTTCTCACCTACGATCCCCGACTCGCTTCGCGCGGGCTACCCACGACGATGCCTCTTATCCTCATGGATCGCCAGATAGAATATCTTGAAGAGCTGACCTACTGCTATGAGAATAATAAAGACCTTGTGATCGGCAAGTCTCGCGACATGGGCGTCTCGATCATCTCTTTGGCATGGGCTACCCACGCATGGTTATTCCGACCGGGCGTCAAGGTCTCTGTGGGCTCCCGCAAGGAGTCCCTCGTTGACACTCTTGGTCAGATGGACGCGCTCCTACCCAAGGTTCGGGCGTACCTCAAGTTCCTCCCACATGAACTCCTGCCTGACGGATACTCTGAAAACAAACATGCGCGCTATTTGCGTATCATCAACCCCGTCAATGGTGCTAGTATCACGGGCGAGGCAGGTGATTCCATCGGCCGTGGCGGCCGTTCCTCAATCTACTTCGTAGATGAGGCTGCGTTCCTCGAACGTCCTGAGAAAATTGATGCCTCACTCTCGCAGAATACGAATTGCCGAATTGACCTCTCGACGCCCAACGGCCCCGCGAACCCGTTTGCTCGCAAGTGGCTAGAGAATGAAGACATACGTGGCTTCTCCTTCCATTGGACCCAGGACGAAAGAAAAGACCGCGATTGGTACGATAGGGAAGTTAAGCGACTGAATGACCCTCGGGTCATCGCTCAGGAACTGGATGTTTCATTCGACTGTTCTGGTGAAGAATCCACAGTTAATCCCGCTTGGGTCCAGTCCAGCATGAGGTTGCACAAGCACCTCATCGACACGGATGCTATGCCGGACTTCGGCTCGGGCGTAGCTGGTTGTGATGTTGGCGGCGTGCGCGATGAGAACGTCTTTGTGCCAGTTCATGGTCCAGTAGTCGGCAAGTCGATAGGCTGGCTCGACGCGGACACAACGAGAACGGCTGAGAAGTTCGCGGCCTACGCGGAAGTTCAGAACGTGACCTCAATCAAATATGATACGATTGGCGTTGGGCGTGGTGTCGCCTCTACTATGAGGCGTCTGGCCATCGAATCCATCCCTGTTGACGTAGGCAAGAGCCCAACAAGGGCTGTGATGCCTAACGGCAGGAAAGCTCGCGACCTGTTCCGCAACCTCAAGGCGGAACTCTGGTGGATCTTGAGATCCAAGCTGAACAAAACTCACGATCACTTCCTGTGGCTGTCAAGCGACGGCGAACAGGGGGCTGAGTACCCACTCGATGAACTTCTTTTGCTGCCCTTAGATGATGCTCAGCTCATAAAAGAACTCAGCGTCCCAGGGTACAGGACCCTTGAGACGGGCAAGATTCAGATTGAAGGTAAGGACGAGCTTCGCAGACGCGGAGTATCTAGCCCTGACCGCGCGGACGCCTTGGTATTAGCTATGGCCCCCGCAGCGCCTATCTTCAAATTTCGCCGTTCACGCGGCATATTGTAAGGAGACCGATCGCGCTGCCCCTACTGCGGACAGCGCGTGACGTCTCACAACCTAGGAGAACCTCATGACCCTGAAGAATACCCATCCTGAGTATGACAAGGTCATCGAGGATTACGTCCAGATGGCTGACGTGTACGCAGGCCAGCGAGTCATTAAGGAAAAAGGCGTCAGGTATCTCCGCGCTACCGGAAGCCAAGTGATTGATGGTGCCCTCCAGGCACGCGAACCGGGTTACGGCGCATACCTCGCGTACAAAGACCGCGCAGTGTTCCCAGAGATCGTACAGCAGGCCGCTGGCACAATGACCGGCATCCTTTCAAAGGACCTGTGGACCATCGAACTACCGCCCGAGATGGAGCCGCTCCTTGATAACGCGACCCGTCAAGGCGAGACCCTACACCAACTTCTACGTCGAATCCACGAAGCGCAACTTATCTACGGCCGCATGGGCCTCCTGATCGACACAGCGCCGGACCGAGAGCTTCCTTTCTTTGTCACGTACGACGCGCGAAGCATAATCAACTGGAGCGATCGGCGGGACTACGGCCACGGCTCCGACATGCTAGACTTTGTTGTCACTGAAGAGATCGAGCAGATCAATGAAGGTTTTGGCAGCTACGCCTGGACGGAAGAGGAAGTGCATCGCGCACTCTTCCTGGACGAGAATGGTAACTACAGCACCCAGACTGAACAGGACCGGATCACGAGCGAAACCCTCACCCCAACCTTTCGCGGGCAGTCATTAGACTTTGTCCCGTTTACCTTTATCAACGCTTCCGATCTGGAAGCAACTCCGGGAGTTATCCCGTTGCTGGGCAGCTCTAACGCAGCCCTTACCATCTATCAATCAGAAGCCGACTTTCGTCAGACCTTGCACCACCTCGGACAAGAGACACTAATCATTACCGGGGTCGCCCCTGGCTCTGAACTAGACGATGATCAGCCCACGCGCATCGGCGCTGGCGCGATCATCGAACTCCCCGAAGGTGCGGACGCTAAGTTCATCGGACTCTCAGGCGTAGGCCTGACCGAGCAACGAATGGCTCTGGAAGGCGACTACAAACGCGCGCAGTCCGAAGGCTCAAAACTCCTTGAGAACACCAGCTCCCAAGCGGAGTCCGGTGAGGCTCTCAAGGTTCGCGTTGCAGCCAAGACGACTACGCTTCGCTCAATTGCTCGCACCTCAGCCCTCGGGCTCGAAACCTCGCTGAAGCAGATGGCCCGCTGGATGGGTGCCGACGAGGCAGCCGTTCGAGTGATTCCGGTTACGGACTTCACAGAGGACCGACTACCGCCGCAGGAGATCATGAACCTTATGGAAGCGAAGGCAGCGGGTCTCCCGATGTCCTACGCATCTATACATGAGTATTTGGTCAAGCATGATGTCGCAGAGAAGCGATTTGATGATGAGATTGCGGAGATCGCAGCCGAGGGGAACGTCCTCGAAGCAATCCGCAAGTCTAGTCTCTCGGTCGCTTCGGAAGAGGCGCAAACAGCTCAGCAACAGGATAACAGTAACGAACAACCCCCGACTGACCAGCAGGACGTCGAGGAATAACCCACCGTAGGCCGAACTCTATGTTGAGTGAGGCCGACCCAAGCGCGTGACGCGCAAAGGATAAACCAAAATGATTAAACGACGAATTGAATCACTCGAAGATGCGGGCGACCTCGCAAGCTACTACGTTGAAACAGATGGCGGCTATGAGCTGCAAGTTGATGGCCCTGGATCGGAAGACGTATCCAAGCTCAAGCAAGCCCTAGCCGCAGAGCGCAGCGCACACAAGGAAACGAAGTCCCGTTACACTGGCATCGACCTCTCAGCTACAGAAATTCAGGAACTGCGCGACCGCGCGGACGACCTCAGCTTCCAGCTTGAGTCGGCACCCAAGGCAGCGGACCCGCAGGAACTGGAAGACCGCGCGGAACTTCTCGCCGCTCGCAAGACGCGAGAGCTTGACCGCGAACTCCAGTCTCTCCGTGAGCAGAACAGCAGCTACACCAACGCCATCCAGATGCACGAAGCGGCACAGACTCAGCGCACCATGCGCGATGCTGCCCTCGACGCCATCTCTGGGGATAAGGGCGTCCAGCTTGTGGATTCTGCTCGTGAGGATCTCCTCCCCTTCGTTGAGCGCAGCTTCGAGCTGAACGACCTCGGCGAGATCGTCTCCAAGGATGGAGTCGGGCTTGAGCCGGGTCTTACAATTCGTGAATCGCTTACAGAAATGCAAGCCTCTGGACGGCGCAGCCACTGGTTCAAACAGTCGGCTGGCGCGGGTGCTGCGGGCAGCAAGTCGGGAGCCCCGGCTGGTGGCCCGAACCCCTTCCAGAAGGAAACTTTCAATATGACCGAGATCGGTGCTCTTGTTAAGGCCGATCCCGCGCGAGCCAAGGCTTTGGCGAAGGCCGCAGGCGAGAATCCGGCTAAGTTCGGAATCTGATCGCAATAAGTTCTACCGGGGGAGCCCCCTGGTTGATTTGTGTACTTGAAGTACACGCCACGCCATCTGAACAATTATTTGTACTATAGGCCAACATGCCCAACAGTGGGCGTGGCCCAACTTCAAAAGGAACTTAAATCAAAATGGCAACTACCCAAATCGCAGACGTGATCGTCCCGGATGTTTTCTCGGCGTACACGCAGCAACTCAGCACGGAGCTTAGCCTCCTTGTGCGGTCGGGCGTCATCGCTCGTAACCCCGCACTCGACGCTTTCTTGTCCGGTGGGGGCAATCTGATCCAGATGCCCGTCTGGGAAGACCTGCTGGACACTGAAGCCAACGTATCCGGCGACAGTGGCGCAGCAACACCTGAAAAGGCTGGGTCTCACAAAGAGATCGGCATTCGACACAACCGCAATCAGGCTTGGTCCGCTATGGACCTTGCGAGCCAGCTCGCTGGTTCTGACCCGATGGCGATGGTCGCTGGTCGAGTCGCTTCTTACTGGGTTCGACAAGAGCAGAAGATGGTCAACGCGATCCTGGAGGGTCTTATCCTCGATGAGGCGGGCCTGATCAACGACATCGCTGCTGCTAATAACACGGACGCGGTTGCGGCTAACCTCGCAACGAGCAGCGACATCCTGGACACATTCCAGCTTCTCGGCGACCACAAGAGCGACGTTACGGCCATCGCGGTCCACTCGGTTGTTCACACGAACCTCCAGAAGGCGAACCTCATTGACTTCATCCCGGACAGCCGTGCAGACGTTGGGTTCGGAACCTACATGGGGCGCACGCTCCTCGTAGACGACGGACTGACCGTTGACAATAGTCGTCACAAGGCGGACACGACCACTGATCAGCCGATGTACACCTCGGTTGCGTTTGGTCCTGGTGCGTTCCAGTACGGCGTTGGCTCTCCCCGAGTCGGCACTGAAATCGAACGTAACGCCCTGAACGGCAACGGCGGCGGCGAAGAGATCCTCGTTAACCGACGTGAGTTCGTGCTTCACCCCAAGGGCTTCTCGGTTGCGACCAACGTCGCGGCTGGCGAATCCCCCACGAATGCGGAACTGAAGGTGAACACTGCGTACACGACGGTCGGACAGCGCAAGGACATCCCGCTGGCGATCCTTCGCTCGAACGGTTAAATCACAACTGTCGGGGCCGGGGGGCAATACGCCCCCCGGCCCCCGAAAGGCCATATATATGCCTAAACTCAGTAGCAAGACTTCGCACGCACTCGGGGCGCAGAACGCACGACGACAGGAAGCCATGTCCGGCGATCTGGTTTTCACTGCGTCCCCAGCAACGCTCGGCACGTCGGAAGCCGTGGCCGACGCAGGAACAACTCGTACCGTTCAGGTTGCACTCAAGAACGCAGCGGGTGATGTCCACGAATGGTTCAATAAGGCCATCACGACGGGCGTGGCAGTGTCCGACTCCACCACCCCAACTCCAACAATCCCATCCACTACCCTCACGTTTGTGAACGGTCTGGCTTCGGTTGTTGTCACCTACCCTGCTGGCGTGTATGGCGCCGGAGAAGCGGTCACTCTGACCGTCAACGCCGCCACCATTTTGGGCGAGACGGTTGCAGCAGTAACGAGCGTTGATACGCTCGTATAAGCATAGAGACTGGAGGGGCCTCCGGGCCCCTCCTTGTCTGACGCTGCCCATGGGGGTCAGTGAACCACTAGCGCATGAAGCGCCGAGAGGGAACCTGTGACCAAGAGAGAGAAGCGAAAAGCGAAGCGAGCCGTTGAATTAGTGCCCGAACTTGTAAAGACTCCGCCCGTGAAAAAGGTGGTTCTCAAGGCTCGAAACTTCAGGCAGCGGCGACTGCTTGCTGCGCTCAAGGACGACAGTCAGAAGATTATATTTGCTAGTGGTCCTGCCGGGACTGGTAAGACCTACGTGTCTACCCTCTTCGCGGTACAGCAGCTTCAGGAGAAGAGCATCGAACGGCTCGTCATCACTCGCCCCGCAGTTAGTGTGGACGAGCAGCACGGCTTCTTACCCGGAACGATCGAAGATAAGATGGCCCCCTGGTTGGGCCCTATTTTAGACTGCCTCGGTGAGTATTACCGGCCTGATGAGATCAAGCAGCTCATCCAGGACAAGGTGATCGAGATTGCTCCGCTCGCATACATGCGTGGCCGGACTTTCAAGAATGCGATCATCATTTTGGACGAGAGTCAGAACACCACACCAAGCCAGATGCAGATGATTACGACTCGCATCGGCGAGGGTTCGCGTCTGTTTGTTACAGGCGACGGCGCCCAGTTCGACCGTGGCTACGAGAAGAACGGCTTAGCCGACATCATCCGGCGTATCGGTCAAGCCCCTAGTGACTTGATCGCACACATTAAGTTCACTGAGGATGAAGTCGAGCGATCCGCTATCGTGGCCGAGATGGTTCGGCTCTACAACAACAACCCGGATGCCTGATGACAGGTAGCCAACCCAAGCGCATGACGCGCGGAAGGATACAACATGAGCGAAAACAAGAAACCCCGCGCTTTCAAACCAAAGCGCGAGAACCCCATCCCCGGCTCGCCTGAAATTGACGGCAAGTTTCCCGGTGACGAGGGGTATGACTACGAAGCTGCGTATGCAGCTCTGACCGCAGAGGTCAAAGGGCACGAAGACGCGGCGGCGGCGGCGGTTGCCGTCCGGCACAAGCTCGGCGGCGTTCGCCCCGAA